GTCTTGTCTATCCCAACTAGCCCTAACCAGCCAGTACCGGCAGGGATTGGTCACGCACGGCCAAGATTGCAGACATCGAGGCCAGAGCATGTGGGATCGTTTGCGCCGCAAGTTAGGGAATGGGCAGGCGAGCATCTAGGCGTGTCACTTATGGATTGGCAGTACACCGCGCTTGACGGACAGTTGCTTTATGACGAGAACTTTGAGTTAGTTAACAGGGTAAGCCTTGTTTCTACGGCTAGGCAGTGCGGTAAGACCACTGCGTTAACAGCTCTTATTGGTTGGTGGCTTACAGAGATGCCAAAGGTACGGGGCAAGAAACAGACAGTTTTATCTACCGCGCACAGACTCGATCTTGCGGTCATGCTCTTTGACGAACTATCGCCCATTTTAGAGCAGCGCTTTAACGCAACCTTAATGAAATCGTATGGGCGTAACAAAGTAACAATGCCAGACGGCTCAACATGGCTGGTGCGCGCGGCAAACAATTCTGTGGGTCACGGCACTAGCCCATCGTTGGTGGTTGCTGATGAGATGTGGGATATTTCGCGCGAGGTTATTGACGGCGGACTCTTGCCGGCTCAGCGTGCACAAGTTTCACCGCTTTTGTCTATGTGGTCAACGGCTGGCACTGAGGCATCTACGGCAATGTTGCGTTGGCGAGAGCAAGGCTTACGCGCAATTGACACAGGCAAAAACGCATCATTTTATTTTGCTGAATGGTCACCGCCACCAGACATAAACCCGATGACCCCAGAGGCATGGGTCTACGGCAACCCAGCATTGGGCATAACGCTTACCGCTGAAACCTTGCTAGCAGAGTCTGAAAACCCTGATCGAGCAGCGTTTTTGCGCGCCAGTTGCAACCTGTGGGTGGCTAGCGACAAGTCATGGATTCAGCCGGGGCAATGGCCTGCTCTGCAGTACGAGGGCAATCTACCAGAGGGTGGCACGGTAGCCATAGAGACAAGCCTTGATGACACGCGCTATTTTGCGGTTAGGTGCGTAGCGCTACCTGATCGGCGAACAGTGGCAACAGTCGAGTTTGTAGCAGACACATTTAGCGAGATGCTGGCACACGTAGAGCGACTGTGTAGCAACCCTGCAATAAAGTTTGCGATAACACCAACCGTAGATAACCATTGGCCGTTATCTCTAGAGCGCCGCCGAGTTGTAGTGGGCTACGGCGAAATACTTAAGTTCACGCCGTCAGTAAAAAACATGATCAACGAAAAGTTGCTGTGGCATGACGGCAGCAACCAACTTGCCGAACACGTCAGCCGCGCCGTAGCAGTCAGATCACAAAACAGCATTGCGCTATCTAGCCAACGATCACCCGGCCCAATTGAGTTGGCGCGCTGCATGGTTTGGGCAGCTGCATTAACCAGCCGACCTACATCATCAGGCAAACCTATGCTTGTGGTTTCTAACGGCTAGCATCCAATTGGCATCGGCTCGATGGCTTGCTTATCGTCGGGATACCGCATCGCATACCGGGCCGATGCCACCACAAACCGCACGGACTGTGGCACACTCATAGCATGGCATTTTTTAACAAAGTAACTAAGGCCGCTATTAGCCCACCAGCAGGCAAGGCCGCTGCAGCTGGTACTGGTTACAACAACTTTTATGCTGCAGGGTCTAACAATGGTGGCGCTGCAATGGTTGGCGTTTACTACAACTACACAGAGGGTGAAGCGCGTAATGCGGCAATGTCAGTTGCAACGGTTTCTAGGAGTAGAGACTTAATAGCGTCAGTCATCGCTTGTATGCCTCTCAAAATGTATAGCGAAATGTGGAATGGCGAAACAATGGAAAAAGTGCCAATGGCCCCGCGCACTTGGCTACGCCGCATTGACCCAACCGTGCCAAACAACTTTATTATGGCGTGGACTTTTGACGATCTGTTTTTTTATGGGCGCGCATTTTGGTACATTACGTCACGCACAGCAGACGGTTTTCCGGCTTCCTACTCAAGATTGCCTGCATCGATGTGCCAAACTTTGGATCAGTCCGGTCCGATCTGGTATGCACCATCTAAACAAATTATTTTTAGCGGCGGCGAACTAGACCCAAACGATGTGGTGCAGTTTCTTTCACCGATTCAGGGCATTACCTCAATGTCAACAACATCAGTCGCTACCGCGCTAAAACTTGAGGCGGCAAGAAACCGCAACGCATCGAGCGCCATTCCTGCAGGCATCCTTAAACAAACTGGTGGCGAGCCACTAAACGCACAAGAATTAGCAGACTTAGCGTCAGCGTTTAACGCAGCGCGCATGACCAATCAAACTGCAGCATTAAACGAATATTTGTCGTACACAGAAACGGCTACGAGCCCAGACAAAATGCTGCTTATCGACTCATCAGAATATTCAGCAATGGAAATGGCAAGGATTTGCAACGTGCCACCATATTTGGTAGGCGTGTCAGTAGGCAGTTATTCCTACCAGTCGAGCAGTGAAAGCCGTGCCGATCTTTGGACATTTGGCGCGCGCGCTTATGCCGATTGCATAGCCGGCACACTTAGCCAAAACAATGTGCTACCTAACGGCACTTATGTTGAGTTTGACGTTGAGGGCTACCTTATGGGTGATTACAGCGAGCGTAACGAGATGGCACAACCTGAGTCTTACGATGAGGTACAGTCGCAATCATGATTAAACTTATTGCATCACAGGTAACAATTGACGCAGCTGCTGGCGAGGCTGGCCGCCGCGAAATTACAGGAATTGCTGTTCCGTATGACGTTGCCGCGACAGTTTCTGATGGCACAACTGTGATCATAAAACAGGGCGCTTTGCCAGTTGATGGTAAAGCACCACGCCTGTACATGAACCATGACGCAACTAACGCTATTGGCATTGTTACAGAGCGCGTGGACACGCCAGAGGGCATGATGTTTACGGCCAAGATCAGCAAGACTCAGAGCGGCGATGAGGCGCTCATTTTGGCACAGGATGGTGTTTTGGACTCAGTCTCAATTGGTATAAATCCAGTTAAGTACACCACCGCTAAAGATGGCACAGTCACAGTTACCGCTGCCGACTGGATTGAGTTAAGCCTTGTGCCAGTACCTGCATTTGCTGGTGCGATCATCACCGACATTGCGGCGAGTATCCCACAAGACGAGCCAGAAATAAGTACTATAGAAACAGAACCTACACAGGAGACAGAACCCATGAGCGAAGCAACCATCCCAGCAGTCGAGGCAACCATCCCAACTGCACCAATTTTTGCACAAGCAAAACGCAAGTTTGTCATGCCAACCGCTGGCGAATACTTGGCAGCAATGCACGCAGGTGGAGACACATTCCACAACGTAAACGCTGCATACAAAGAAGCCGTGCGCGATCAGCAATCAGCATTGCAAGCAGCTGCAGGCGATGTACTTACCACAGATACACCGGGTCTTTTGCCAGTGCCAGTGCTTGGTCCAGTGTTCCAAGACCTCAACTTTGTGCGACCAGTTGTCACCGCTTTTGGTGCACGCTCAATGCCAAACACACCAAGCAAAACTTTTGTTAGGCCAACAATCACCACGCACACAAGCGCTGCAACACAGACCGAAGGCTCTGCAGTTAGCGCAACGACAATGGTGATCGCATCAAACACGGTTACAAAATCAACTGTTGCAGGTCAAGTCACGTTGACAATGCAAGACATGGACTTTACAGACCCAGCCTCAATGAACATCATTCTTAATGACCTTGCAGGTGAGTACCTGATCAAGACTGATGACATTGCAGCCGATGCACTTGTTACAGGCAAGACTGCATCAGGCTCGACATGGACTGTTACCGCTGGTGACCCAACATCGTTAATCAACTCGTTGTATGACGCAGCACGCGAAATTGCAGAGGACAGCAACTACTTCCCAACACACTTGTGCGTAAGCCCAGACGTGTGGGAAAAGTTGGGTGCACAGTTGGACAGCAACAAGCGACCAGTTTTGGGTTATGTCACCGATGGCATCATGGGTCAAAACTCAATTGGCAAAGTTGGCGGCATGGGCTACAACAACATGAACGTAATGGGCTTACAGCTAGTCGTTGATAACAACTTTGCCTCTGGCACAATGCTGGTTGTTTACGCACCGGGCTTTGAGATTTACGAAGCACAGCAGGGTGTCTTGTCAATCGCTAACCCAAGCACATTGAGCCGCACGTTCTCTTACTACGGTTACTTCTCAACTTTTGTTGCTAAGTCCTCGTTTATTCAGGGCATCGTAATCGCTTAGTCTGTAGCGGACTTAGACCGCTATGGCAACTTACTCATCAGCCAGCAAACAATTAATCTCTAACTACGCGTGCATTAGCACCTTAGAACAGTCAGAGATTGTTGTTGGCGAAAACATAACCGTTAGTGGTTTATCTGCGCCGTTCGCAGGCACATTTAAGGTGCTTGACTTACCGCAATACGAGTTCACAGGCGTTGACCCAACCACAGGCGAATTTCAATTTAATCCTGAAGTTGCTCGACCTAACCAGATCATTTACGCAGCTACTGGCGCAAATGTCAATTATGTTGTTGATTACACAGGCAGTGTCGTTTATACGCAAACCTGCACGTGGATCAGTGTTGCCGATCTGGTCACATACTTGGGCGTAACAATTACTAACCCATCTGATGATTACACGTTGGCTACACAGTCAACTAACGCTGCAAACATGTTTTGTTATCGCCGCAGACAAGAGTCTTCGTACAAAGACAGTTTGTCTGTCTCACCGGGTACTGATGCCACGCTGGGCACGCTTATGTATGCGGCAGCGCTGTGGCGTAGTCGAGGCAGCATAGAAACCGCATACGCATCGTTTGACACGATGGGCACACCAACGCAGCAGTCGTTGACACCGATAGTTAAGCAATTGTTGGGTATCCCCCGACCAGCGGTTGCCTAATGCCTGCACCGTACACAGACCTGCTAAACGAGGCCATAGACGATATAGCAGCCACGCTAACGGCGGTAAGCGGTCTGAGGGTAGTAACAGACCCCACTAAACTTGTGCCTAACTGCGTGTTCTTATTAGCGCCTAGTTTTACGACATTTGCAGGTAACGGCAATGTTGTGGCAATGGACTTTCCGCTAAAGGTAGTTGGCTCTGGGCCTGCAGGTTTGCCAGTGCTACGCGAGATTTTGCAAATTGTGGCAAAAGTGTTGGCATCTAAAATTATTGTGTTATCTGGTCAACCCAGCACGATTGACATTGGCGGCGCGTCATATCCTTGCTACGACCTAACAGTTAAAGTGCAGTCACAAACCGCATGATCTATACCATT